TCCCACAATATATAATGTTACAACAAGTACAGTAATTAATCTAAACCAACGCACAAATGTGTATTGTAAGTTGTAAATAAATTTATTAGAAATCAATACATCGTTATCTAAAGCCATTATATATAATGAAATGATATATAATTTTTATGACAAGTATTTGTAATGACAGACGAACCTTATTTGTTGGATATTTGTAATAAACTCAAGGCAAATAAAAAATTAAATGAATACAATATTAATCTCTATTCTGGGTTGGGAAAAACAAAGTCTGGAGCTAAAATCGTAGACGAAGTCGAAGTTTTTCGCTCCAAATCCGCACCGCTACGCGGTGCTGCCTTGAATTCTCCAATAAACATTGAAGATATTTGTAAATATATTATAACCAAAGAACAGGAAATAATTCGGAAAAAAGAAGACAAAATAAAATATATTGCTTTCAACCAGCATTACTGTGCTAATTGTAAAATGTTATTGTGTATCAAAAAACCAATAATAAGTGGGCTCAGATATTTATAATATATATTAAATTATATAAAAACATTTATTGTTGTTATGGTATTACCATGTCATCACTTATTGCAGCACTCGATTCAATAGGAAAAATTCCAGAGGAAATGCAATTAGGAGAAAATAACCATATTGAATACAAATGGACGGAAAATGATATTCAGGAACAGATTATGCAATTATATTTCCAATTGGTGAGAACCGAATCTTCAAAGATGGACGCACTTGGTGACAAATTTGAAACCATTATAAAATATATTACGACTCTTGATACCGAAACTACACAAAAATATATGTCAATTGTTGTGCGACTTATTTGTCAAACTCGTGATATTGTGGCAGGTAAAGGAGAATATGCGCTGGCATACACGATGTTGTTACAGCTTTCCAAATATTTCCCGAATTTTACCGAATATGCTTTGGAGAAATTTGTTAAATTAGAAGACGGAAAACAACCTTACGGGTCATGGAAAGACCTAAAATATATTGTATCTCTAGGTAGAGATAAACATATCAAAAACAATATGCAAATCACCAAAAAATGCATTGAACTTATCAACGAACAACTTGCCAAGGATATGGGTTGTACCGATGACAAAGACATTTCATTATGTGCCAAATGGGTTCCGCGTGAAGGTAGCAAGAAACACAGTTGGTTTTTTAAATTATTGGCTTTAGATTTTTTTAAAGAGAACAATTTCATGGGTCCAGCTCCTAATAATGAATCGTTACAAAAGGCTAAAAAGAAATGTTACACAAAATATCGACAGATGTTGTCCAAATTAAATAGTCGTATTGAGACCGTTCAAATTAAACAATGTGGAAATAATTGGGCTTCGATCGACCATAATAGGACGACTTCCATTACCATTAGTCGAAACAAAAAGGCGTTTTTGAATGTGAAGAAAGACGGCGAGATACGTTCTTATACACTGGACCGTATCCGATGTGCAGAGAATTTCAAGAAATACATTGATGGTCGAATCAAGAGCGGGAAGGAGGTCAAGGGCGGTCGTGTTGGTCTCAATCATTTTACACGACAAGCACTCGAACTCATTGAAAACACAAAACCTGATGAAAACACTCAAATAGAAAAAGATCTGTTGAATTCACAATGGCGGTCCAATTCGGTACAAACTAGCTCCTTGAATAAAATGATTGCCATGGTAGATGTATCCGGTTCAATGGAAGGCGAACCAATGGAGGTCGCTATTGCACTTGGAATACGGGTAGCAGAAAAATCATTGTTGGGTAAGCGCGTACTAACATTTTCAACCTTACCTACATGGCACAATCTTGAGGAAAATAACGATTTTATTTCTATGGTTAGGAGCCTAAAGAAAGCTGAATGGGGCGCGTCAACTAACTTTTATAGCGCATTGGACCTGATTTTAAGGTCGATGATTGAAAAACAGGTACCACCTGAAGATACAGAAGGATTGGTATTTGCTATCTTTTCAGACATGCAGTTCAATGAAGCAGATAGTTCATTCAAAAAGAATAATACGATGATTGATAGCATTAAACTGACATATCAATTGGCGGGTTATCCTTGCCCGCATATTTTGTTTTGGAATTTACGCAGTACTTATGGTTTCCCAACATTATCCAACGAAAAGGGAACTTCAATGATGTCAGGATTTAGTCCAGCACTCTTGAATCTATTTTGCGAAAAGGGTTTGGAAGCTTTACAAGAAGCTACACCGTGGAATATGATGATGGAATCCCTAAAACACGAACGATATACCTGCATCGATGAGTATGTTTCGCAATATTATTCACAAAAATTGAAATATAATAGATAGATAAAACATATGTATTATTACAACAATGCCAAACGATTGTACTAATATTATTAAATGCACACATGATGACCCTGAAATCATTCATCGGCTTAAAGAAGCGTTAAGTAGAGAGACACCTGCTTTCTTTGCAGAGTTTATACCATGTCCAGAAAATGAAATTCGAACTTCTTATTGGGGAACAAAATGGGATGTTTACGATGTTAATATTGAAGGTGAAACAGAAGACACATTACAATTATCGTTTTATACAGCGTGGTCACCGCCATTTGCAGCATATACTCTTTTACAAAAATTAGGATTTACAATCGAGGCCATATTTATGGAAGGTGGATGTGATTTTTGTGGTTACTGGCGAAATGGAGAAGAGATTATTTATGAAAATGTCAGAGATAATATAAGCGCTGTTCCAGAAGAGTTTCATTATTATTTCTGTGATAGCGATGAAGAAAATGACGAAGAAAAATAATAAAAATTAATTTTACATGATTATCTAAAAAAAAATAATAATAATATTATTATTTTTTTGCTACATTCGTATTATGATAATTCATAAAGTACACAATAATAGATTTGGAGATTCCAATGCATTCGATTCCGAATCAGCGAAGCTGATTCTTGCATCGGATATCGAATTCAAATCCGCACCGCTACGCGGTGCTGCCTTGAATTCTCCAATTACGGAGTGGTGTAACAAGACTCGAAGAGATGCGGAATTGAATGCCGATTCTAGTAACTAATCTCGGAAAATCGTAGACGAAGTCGAAGATTTTCGCTCCAAATCCGCACCGCGTAGCGGTGCTGCCTTGAATTCTCCAAATGTACTTTACAATTTTCATTAGTTGCTGTATTCGTTTTTGTACGGGTATAAAATACGCGCAAATTGCTGTTTGAATACATCATAATATTACATGAATATATGATAACAAGTAAGGTAAAATGCTGTAGGAATGTAATTGCATCAGTTGCTGGATTCACAAAGCGAATCCTATACAACTTATCTAGGAATTGCGAAGAACCGTAAAACGGTTCGGAGCAATTCACTACAGTATTCATTTTGAAAAGATATGGCCTTTTTGAAATTGCTGTACGAATACTTATGGTATATTATTATTGTTGGGTGCTGTATTCCTTTTTCAAAAAAAAAATGATTTTTTAGAATTTGCTGCGAGAATACATTGGTGTCGTTAGACTATATATAGTATGGTATTTATTTAAGTTAATTTTTACATTTATTTATTTTTTCGAGTATTTTGTTTTTTATGTAATTCACATACCATACCTAGTAAAATATCCATTTCAGAATCTTTCATATTTTCTATTCCATTATTTGTTTTTTGTTTCGAGCCTCCCAGAATCGCATTTTCATATATACTTGTGTCTTCATGAATTACACTTGGAGAACCTCCAGTAAATTCTTTTTTTTTATTATTATTATTATCGCTATATTTTACATTAATCTTTGCATTGTTCTCTGGACTTAGTACAAGACCTATTGGTACAGAAAGCCCGCCTATTTTCATAAAACTTTCTACAGATTTATCAACGGAACCGTCTCCGCCTCCGTGGTATTCGGAGAACATTTTTAAAGGCATTCCACCAGAAACAGATATACCTTCATTATTTTCTTTTTTTTGGACAACCATGTTCTCTAAATAGGGTGATACTTTTGGATATTCCAATGCAGCAACTCGAAGAGTTGCGGAATTGGAATCGAGATTATTTTCAAAAGACGGCGAAGCCGTCTTGGGAACTAATGAAAATTTCATATATGATTATATATTATTTAATTCGAAAATGTTCTCCGAATATCAGGTACCGTAGATATTTCACGATTGTCTCTCAAATAATTCATTATAAAATCTATCTGTTCTTGTTCCGAAATAATCTTTTGTAAACATTCTTGAATATAGGTAAATGTGAGTGGAGAATATTCTTTTTTTTCTGTTATGCGAAGTTCTCCATCTGTTATTTTTATTTTGTTATTAATTTTATGATTGTTAGAATATTCACTAATCTGTTTGATAAGTTCATGTTTTATTTCTCTCATTTTTTTGGTTTTTTCATTGACTACCTTTAATTGTGAATCCAATAATACCCATTTTTTGAGGTTTTGTATAAATTGTTCTTTATCTTGAAATATTATTTGTTGTTCTGTCATCATATATTTAATGTAAATAAATATATAATTCTCCACATATTATTATTATTTTATTTATTTACGGGATTTGCGAGATTTGTTTTTATAATTTCTCTTTTTGGAAGATTTACCCATAGATTTTGTCATGGTGTTAGCATAAAGTAACACGGCTGGAACAGCAATGTCAGTTAACACACCCTTACCGCCTCGTTTATAGCGTCTACCACCTTTCAATAGAGGCATTACACCACCTCCTCTCATTTGGGTTGCATACGACTGATTCACAACAATAGCGCCATCGGGTCCACGCGTTTGACTATCACTCGCACCATATATTTTTTGTCCCCAGTCTGCAGTTCCATCACCACCTGAAATTCTTTTCATTGTTTGTTTTTTTTGTTTTCGGAATGATTTTGTGCAAGTCATTTATATATTATCAAAACAAAATATTTCTAAATTACATTTAGAATAATTATACGCTAGAATCGCGCGAAATATAATTTTCAGTTATTTGTTTTCTACGAGTCTGAATTAAACGCAACAATAAATACAGATTTGCTAAAACAATAAAAATTAAAAAAACATGATATATGCAAATAAACCATAAATACAGGTATATTTCATTATAAATAGTTGTTACTATCGGTTTTACTATTTCTTTTATTTCTTTTTTAATGTTCTCATCTTTAAAAAAATTAATACAGGTATCACGAATACTTGTCATTTGGCTTAAACTCAGAAAATAAAACATTATTTATTACGAAATACATTTCGTGTGTTTTACAAAAAAAATATAAAATCATTTAATAATCAATAATAATCAATAATAATGGAAGCAATATATGACCCTAATGAAAAATTTGATTTCGAAAAAATATTGTTAACCCCTCCTTCATCTGTTTCTGGAGGAAATCATTTTAGTAAATTTATTATCAATGACAATTCACTATATATTCAAACTCCAAAATGTAGAATAAAACACGGAATGATCAAAACTGCTAAAAAGGTGTATTGTGATTTGATGTTTACCATTGAAAACGAATCATTTATACAATGGATTGAAAATTTAGAAAATTATTGCAAAACATATATTTTTACAAAACGGGACATATGGTTCGAGTCAAATTTAGAAAAAGATGACATTGAAAACTCATTTACTTCCTCATTAAAATTGTTCAAATCAGGTAAATTTTACACACTACGAATTCATTTACCTACTGTTTTAGGAAAACCTAATATTAAAGTGTATGATGAAAATGAGAATAATGTTGATATAGAAAGCATTGAAGAAGACCGAAATATTATTTCAATTATAGAAATTCAGGGTATTAAATGTTCTGTTAGAGGTTTTCAAATTGAAATGGAACTGAAACAACTTTTATTGTTGAAAAAAGAGAACCTATTTGACAAATGTATTCTTATCAAAAAATCATTAAACCAAACAACTACAGGAATGTCCAATACAGCACAGCCACTTCGTAGTAGCAGTGCGGAATCGAATGATAATGTAAATAAACAAGATGGAAATTATGATAACACTCAGTTACCTGAGGATTTAGACCCCAATTATCTTGCATTAGTTCCCGAGACTGCTTCGCAGTCTTGTATGGGCTCCTCTACCTTCGGTATACATAACGAAACTAATCTCGATTTCAATTCCGCAACTCAAAGAGTCTTGTTACACCACTCCGTAAATGCATTGAAATCTCCAAATCGTTTGGGAAGTATGAATGTAAGCCCTGATGTCGAAGGAGAACTTCTGGAAAACAACGCTATTACTGGACCCGTTTTGACAGAAACATTAGATGTGGATGTGGTCAAGTTAAACGATAAAATTTTAGAAGATAATAAATTAAAACCATTTCCAGAGGACAACAATATTGAAATATTAAAAGAAAAGGAAGATAATCACGAATTATTTGAAGTGGAATTTGATTTAGATAAAATGTCTATCGAGAACGCGGTTACAATTAAAAAACGAAACGATGTATTTTATGAAATGTACAAAGAAGCTATGAAAAAAGCGAAATTTGCAAAAGATTTAGCATTATCCAGTTATCTTGAGGCAAAACGAATTAAAAATACCCATATGTTGGAAGAAATAAGTGATGAAAGTGATTTTGATGAAGAAAGTTTAAACTTTAGTGATGAATAATAATTTCATTATCTGTCGATTTATTTCTACACATAAAACTTGCGCGCAATCCAACCACATATAATCAGGAATTTATGACATTAGCTGTCGCAAACCAAGATTCGCTTGTCTGCTATGCAACACATCTAACATCTAATCTGAATTTTACGGAGTTCTGTAAAATCCTTACATCACAATGGTTTATTTTCGAAAGTTATCCACACAAAATACTGCTATATTAATCTCTGGTATGGGAATCCTATCCCAAAATAGAGATTAAAACATCATTATGGAAAAATAACTGGAGAATATGTTAAAATTATTTAGCAAATATTATTAACAAAACAGAAGAAATAATTTTGTCACCCGTTTATATAAACATAATGTTCAAAGAGAATCAACGTGGTTTATTAAAATTTTTTACATCACAAAAAGTATTGTTCCTTGGGTTCTTTTTGATATTATGTTTCATCTTGTACTCTTATTCTAGTAGCAAAAACAGTAACTCAATTTCTGGATTTAGCACAGGATATGGCGATAGTTCCGCACAAAACGGAATGTTGACTCCTCCACCTCCCAGACCCACGCAAAATCCATCTGTAGTAAAGCCTACAACACAGCCTAATATGACCTCTATCAATCAACCTATTATGTCTTCAGCACCTTCAACTGGTGGTTATAATGCTGGTAATACGGTCGTACCTTCTGACCTCTTACCTAAGGATAACAACACACAATTTGGCGATTTCAACATGTTGAATCAAGGTAATATTGTCATGCCCGATTTGTTAGATGCTGGTTATTTAATTGGTTTAGATACAATCGGTCAAACATTGCGAAATGCTAATCTTCAAGAACGCTCTGACCCTATCATTCCTAAGACGAATGTAGGACCATGGAACAATAGTACAATTGAACCCGATTTCGGTCGAGTTCCTTTGGAACTTGGTGTAAATCTACAATAGATGCCGAAAATCACAATAAATATTTAGTATTTTAATGATTATAATAATATCATTATTATTATAATAATCATCGTATTATGAGTGTAGAAACCTTTGTTTTTCCAAATGGTTTTCGTATCATATATGAAAAATCTATGAATAAAATACCAATTTGTGCAATGCAAGTTTTTTGTGATGTAGGTTCTGCGTACGAAACTCATGATTTACGAGGTGTTTCCCATTTTATTGAACACATGTGTTTCAAAGGAACCAAATATTTACCCTCTGTAAAAGAAATATTAATTAATTTTGATAAATTTGGAGCTAATTTAAATGCATATACAGAAAAAAATTATACATGTTATACATTGAAATGTCATAATGACAACATTGACAACAGCATTATTGTTTTATCAGATATGCTTTTGAATTCTATTTTCAAAAAAGGTGAATTTAAAAAAGAGGAACAAGTGGTTATCGAAGAAAATATTCGTGATTCAGATAATCCTGAATATATTATTGATGAAAATGCCGACCGAATATTATACGATGGTAGTTCGTATACAGAACCTATTGATACTTTGGATTATCACAAGAAATCATTCAATTATGAAGATGTTTTCAAATTCTACAAATTGTTTTATATACCTTCTAGAATGATTATTAGCATAGTTAGTAATGTTTCTTTTCAAAAAATAAAAAAATTTGTTGAAAACAGCTATTTTTTTAAACACCATATCAATGAATATTTAATCATGACACATAATTATCGTATTAATCCAAATATAACTCCACAACACGAATTAAAATATAATTTACAAATCAAACCGAATATGAATACCATTCATTTATATTTATGTTTCCGAACAATGAAAATAGACAAATATAAATTGAATATATTAAAAACCATATTGAGTAGTTATTTTAATTCTCGTTTATTTATATTGTTACGCGAAGAAAACGGATTAACATATACTTCGACTGTATACACAAATTATAATGGCGAGAATGGTGACTTTATTATCTATACAGAAATGAACAATCAAAAAATATTGAAAAATGGTACACAAAAAGGGGTGCTTCCACTATTAATATATTTAATTAACGACCTAATCAATAAAGGTATCACAGCAGAAGAATTGAAGATTGCTAAAGGATTTTTGAAGGGTTCGATGACAATTGATATGGGAAATAATGATGTTATGGCTTCACATAATGGGTTATATTGCTTATCACATCCTGATGAAAAAATTATTTCTTATACAAAATTATACGACAAATTTTACAAAAAATACACTGTGACTGATATAAACATTATCATTAAAAAATATTTTTTTAAATCAAATATGTGTGTTTGTTTGGTCGGCGACAAATTACCGTCACTTAAAAATATAAAATCCCACTGTGGAAGAATAAAATAAACAATAATAATATACAATTATTATGTTTAAAAGCGACATTTTAGGATATGTACTTATCACTTTTATTGTCGGCATTTGTTTATATATTTATTTCGATAGTGATTCCTTTCAATTAAAATGTATTGTTTCTACTGTTGATGGTAATAAATATTGCGTACGCGAGCGTGCCAATCTTCAAAAAGCTGCGGATTTATTAGCAAAAATTACTGAAAAATGTAAAAAATTAGTTGCTTATGTTGGTGAAAAACATCCCGATAATGAAGATGTTGCACGCTTGGTAAAAGGTTATAATCCAAAAAAAATTATGGAAACATTACCCACCAGTGAATATACCGCGTATAGTGAAAATAAGGGAGAAAAATTGGCATTCTGTTTAAATAAAGTTAAAACCGAAACCGACAATTTGATTGACGAACATACATTAATGTTTGTCGCTATACACGAATTATCACATGTTATGACCAAATCAATCGGTCATAAAAGCGATTTCTGGCAAAATTTCAAATTCCTTCTTAAAGATGCCAAAGAAGCAGGTATTCATTCGCCAGAAGATTATAAAAAATCACCCCAACAATATTGTGGTATGACTATTCATGATAACCCATATTATGATGCCTAACCCTCCTCAGTATATGCGCCTTCGTATAAACCTTCCATACTATATGCTCCTTCCATACTATATGCTCCTTCGTATAAATGTGATGATGTGTATTTTCCAACCATCGTACCTTGCACTACAATATGTGGTTCCGCCCAATACACATCAAGATTCAGATCTTTGAATACAGTATTCAACCAAAAATCTACGGGTGCGTTAATCTTATAATCCATACAATTAAAATAATTTATTATTTTTTGCGCGCTCTTTTTTGTAATCACATACGAATCAGTGCATCTTGTTTCTTGCTGTTCATAAACATTACAATCAGGTTTTATATTTTCTTGTGGAATATGTAAATTACAACCATGTCCAATAAAAAACATATCAAAATTGAAAGGTAATTGGTCAATATATGAATTGAATAATTCGATAAAATTATCGTGTAATATTGCATCGTCTTCAAGTATTAAAGCACCTTGATATTTTTCTACAATTTCTTTATAAGCATGTAGATGTGATAGTGTAATGGCGATTTGGCAAGGCTTATACCCTTCTTCAAAATTTTGTTTATCTTCTGATGTAAGTGTATGACGATCATACTGTTCAATAAATTCATAATTTGTAAAGTTGAATTTTTCAAATTGTGCTATCATATCTTTTTTTCTATCGTGTAATTTTTTATAATGTATCACAAATATTTTCATAATAATACTATTTATTATGAAACATCACTTTATATAGTTTTTTATACTTACATTCGTCGTAAATATCGCTTTGAATTTTCATATACCTGATTATATTTTGGGTCATGCCAATCCTCTGGTAAAATGGATTCAAAAATTGTATATAAATCTGAATATGTATATTTTCTACCACGAGTATCACATGTGGTGCATAAATAGTCGGTTGCAGAACCTATATCTAAAAATATTCCATTGGGATACACTTTAGACAAATCCGCTATTAAAATTTTTGCTGACATACCACACGCTGTCAATATGATTGGTTGTTCTCCTTGATTTATTTTTGATTTGATATTGTTTAAAATTTCGTAATAATATTGTTCAAACCAATTGTTTAATGGGACATGTACCATTTCATCCACTTTGAATAATTCCTTTACCTTGATTAACAGTGGATTACATACCATTATTTTTTTCAAAGGTGATTCTTGAATTGCCTTATAAAGTGCCACCTTTTTTTCAATCTGGTCTGTCCCAAAGTCCTCATCACCAACAATAAATGTGTGATAATTTGCCCATTTTATCTTATTTTCATTGTCTATCAATGACTTCCAATAATTTGTTACATTTTCTGTCTCCCATGCTCCAATATAGGTATTTTCCAAATTATTCACAATATGTCGGAAAGAATCGATGATACCTTGACCTTTTTTTTCACTATATGGGTCATTGTCACAATTTGCATCACCTGTTTCGGGTATCTTACCATAATTCGCACATATATATTCACCGTCACCATATTTAGAATAACATATCGGTGTTTTTGATTGAATGCACTGCGTTAATTTTTCAACAATGTTCTCTTTTTTCATTTTACACCTTTGCATAATAAAATTACAAAAACTTTATATTGTTTTTATTCTATCATTCGTTTTTTATCTAAGATGATTTTTTTTGCAATGTTTTTGATGATTTTCGGATAATAATCGTCACGCTTGGTACCTGCCATCGAATTTTGTTGCATCACAATCGATTTTTCACCTAATTCTGAGTCCATATCATCCGCATACGATGGGTTATTCTCACGCCAATCTACCAATTGCTGCATATTTTTACAGGTAATGTCTTGGATTCCCTTTTGAATGACCTTATTGCTATTTTCTTTGTCCCACTGTTCTTCCACTTTCACATAAATGG